AGTAGTGTAATCCGATGACAAAACCGGCCCGGGTTTCGCTTGAACACAAAACACCTCTTACGGCGTCTTAGTAAGCTTCACAAAGGCTTTGTCGTAAACAGAGATATCCGTGAAGCGGCATACGGCGCGGACAAGAACGGAATTTTTGGTAAACCCTGCTTCTTCCGAAGACGCAACTTCGAGAGACGGATATGCAATGTGATACAAAGCTGAGAAGTCCCCGACAAGAATAGTATTATCCGCAAGATTGCTTCCTTCGACGACAATAATCGGGCGCCCTTCGATTTCTTTTACCGCTGCGTTGTTAGCGTCGCGGGAAAGCAGGTATCTGTCCTGCTTGTCTTTCGCAAGTGCAAGACCCGCCCACGTAACCTGATTCATAACAACAGTAGCTCCGGATCCCGCATCCAGCGGGAGTTCAATTATAGCTTTTTTAACCGCATCGACAGTGACCACGGTATTCATAGCGGCAATCTTAGTTTCTTTCGCCGCGGCAAGTACTTTAGCACAGATGTCCTTATTTACTGTAGTACCGTACACTCGATTGAAAAGCGTTCCAATAATTGCCAATACGTCAGAGTTAGCATCCTGTAGTAATTCACGGGATACCGGAATAATAGCGCCTTTAGACGCCAGCGTATACTTAACGCTGGTAAATACACCTTTTTTCTGCGCAATCTCGGTATTTTCTTCGAAATCTGTCAGTTCGACATCCTGCCCATAATCGATACACGGTACCGTCCCCGCGCGAGTCGTTACCGGGATAGCGGTCGCGATAGCACGAAGATCCACGCCGACTCCGTTATTTTCCCGCAAAGACAGCAGTTCTTCGGGAACGAGGACGCCCCCATCAGCGGCAACTGCGCCATTCTGACCCGCGGCTTTGTCTTCAAAATAGGTCGCATATTCAGTATCGGTCACCGCGCGTCCCAGCAAGAAATTTTTAAGTGCTGCATTAAATCTTTTTTTGTCCATCTTGTTTTCTCCTTTTAAATAACTTTTCCTTTTTGCTTCAGCTTCCAGTGCTTTTTGCTCACTATAAGCGGTAAGCTTATCTCCCAATTCTTTCTGCTTCTCTGCAGGTACGGCTTCTTTCTTTTCGATAAAAGCCTTAATTTCATCTTTCAGTGCGTCAATATCGCGCTTCATCTCTATGCTTTTCAGCATTTAACCACCTCTTTCTTATAAAATACTGCGCCAGTAAGCTTCTTCTTTCTCATCCATTTTCGGGACGGGCCCGTTTCGCTTCCGCCGATGTTTCGTCAATTTCTTATATGTCGGCGCTTTTCGGCCGTAGGCGCCTCTGTATGTCGGTAACGCGCAGTTAATGATCATTAAATCCTCCAGCGCATCGTAACGCCGCAAATAACCATCAAACATCGCGTCGATTTCCGAAACAGTATACTTTCCGAATTGCTCTGGAGTCAGATTGAGTTCACCGAGTGCAATAACTTCAAGCACTTCCAGCATATCCCGAAACGTTCGGTATCCCGCCGGCCTTACGCTTTGCCTGCTTTTTTCATCAGTGCCTTCATCTGTTCCGGCTTCGGCAATGCTGCCTCGACTTTTTTTGGGTCAGCTACCGTGCCTGATTTAATCAGTGCCGATAACGCGTAAGCCATCAGTACTGCCGGTGAATACTGCGGTATCGCTTCATAATACAAGCATTCCGCGTCTTCGTGTGTCATACCGTCGTTGCCGTCAATAAGAGCTTGAGTGAACAGCACAAATACATCGTGCAGCGGAGCCGCCTGCTCTTTAACTGACTGTAAAAATTTCATCAAGGACTCATGCCGTAACTTTGTTTCAGCTTCATATGTGCCTTTATTAGTCAGTTTTAAACGGTATGTCTTTCCGCTGATTTCTATGCTTTCGAAATTATCAAAAATCATTACCCTCCCTCCTTTCTTCTGGGATTTCCACCTTCGTCACCGCCGCTATCTCCTAAAGCTCCGGTCCCGCCGCGCTGCGTGAGCATATCTGCTCCGGGTGCGTCTATCGCCGGATATCTCAGAGACCGTCTGGCCTCATTAGGTGTCAATATTCCTGCTCCAGTGTAAGCCGCGAGAACGCTTGCTTTACTCTGAGCGTCCAATGTATCAAAGACATCACCAGCACTAAGGAATCGATATCCTTTCGTTTGGTCTGCTCTATCAAGCAGCTTGAGCCGAAACTCTGCCGCGTACTGTGTAATAATCGGGATCATCGTTTGATTAAAGAACTGCGCCATTTGATTAGTTGAAAACGTAGCCATCCCAGCGCCGCCACCCACATTAAGCATTGCAAGCGGTATGCCGAAGAATGACGAAATCTTTTGTGCGGAAGTCTGCTGCAACGATTCATAGTAATCTTTAATCGCATTCGCAATATTCGTCGCTGTCATTCCCGCTGGCAACGGCAATATCGTATTATTGCTGTCCGACAGAAGCTCTCGAACTTGATTTTGCAGTTCTTTCTGCTTTGACGCGCTCAAATCAGATGTATATGACAACACAATTGTCCCGGAAAAACCGTTTATCACGGCACTGCGCATTGCGCTTTCCGATTCCGCTGACCCTTTTAGCGCATTCATCAGCACATCAATAGCTCTTCGACCAACAAGTCCGTTAATACTAAAAGCTTTAAAATGCAAGATTTCCTCAGGTAAAATCGTAAATTTATGTCCGGATTGCGAATCGTAGTACTCGTATACCATTTTCCGCCGTCCCTGCAGTATGTCTGCGTTATCCCAGTATGCTCGAACATTAAAAGCATTCAGCGGAATTAACTTTTCTACTACGCCCGATTTGCCGCACTGAATGTATGCATAAGCATTTCCATAGGTGTTTCGCTGTATTTCTATCCAACGCCAAAACTCATATGCATTTATGCCGTCGTACGGCTCCACGTTAAGCGCCCGTTCATAACACGGGCCGAAAACTGCGGGAGTATTCCCGCCCGGGTCGTACAGACCCCACTGGATCTGCCCGATGTTTTTAGCAAGAATCTCGATGCAAGTAGCAAAGATAACATCTCCCGCCGCGTCAACCATGACGCGACGCCCCGTGCCGATCGGATAGAAATTCTTTTTTGTGCTTTCGTATACGCCGCCGCGGAAAAAAGCTTTAAATTTATCCAGCATAGCCGTTACTCCAACTTATCAACAGTGTCAAGCAATGCTCGAAGATCTTCGGGAACTTTATAATTTGCTTTGCGTTCGGCTTCCTTTTTTTCAGCTTCAAGATCCTGCAATTTATGTATTACTCCCGCAAAACCCGCTACGGCTACCATATCGGGCCTTTTAGCAGCGTCTTCAATAATCACATGGTCAAACATTTCTGCTGCCTGCTCTCCGGTAAGCCATACTTCGCCGTTGTCAATCCTGGCGTCCAATGTTTTATCTTTAGCGTGCTCCATCACGATACTATGTAAAACGGCATCGATAGCTTTCATAGACTCAATTACATTCGCCATCTCTTCTTTATTGCCCTCTGCGTAAGACATGCAATTGTGCAGCATGAGCAGGTCGTCTTTATGCATAATCAGCTGATTACATGCCAACGCAATAACCCCGCCCATAGAACACGCCATAACTTCTACTTTAGCCGTTACTTTCTGTTTGCAATTCCTGATCGCATTAACCACCTGCAGCCCTTCAAGTACGCTACCTCCGGGAGAGTTAATCACCAACGTAACATCCTCCGTAGCCTCATTTAATGACTTAACTACTTCTTCCGCGGCTTTAATAGCCCCGTTGATTTTCAAATCCATGTTATTTTTCCTCCAATCGATAAAATTGTAATTGTGTAAGCATCGCCCGCGCTCCGTAGTTCAAACCTGCATCGGCAATACTTGACATGCCTTCCCGCTGATCGTACATCTGCGGGCCCCACTGGGTCATTACCCATAAATCGGCTTTATTGCGAAATCGTTCATTCGCTTTGTACAGCGCTTTGTAATCATCAATTGCATCTTCCAAGTATCCATAACCGGTATCTATAATCCGCCGGATAAAAGCGTCGTCATCGTCATACGGGATACGCAGATACTCCTTTAATTCTTCCGGTGTAATCATGTACTCACCTGCCTTTCATCATGTCAAACCAGTCATCTACCAGCTCGTCACCGGACGGAGTACGCCTGTTGAAATCAATATAGCACGCAATAAATCCAGTCAGCGCCGCGTCCAGCGGATCTATTCGAATATTGCTGTCCGCGCGAAGAGTGATTTTTTCGATAGAATAAAATCCGGTACTGTTCCGCACTAATAAAGAGTTCGTAACAGCTTTTAAAAATATATCTTCACGCCCCTTAGCGTATGCAATAACCCCGTCTTTAAAGTGCTGCGACAGCGCCTCGATGTACTGACTTAACGCTTTCGGACTTTGATTTTGCAAAATGAAGGTGTCGCATATCTCTGACAGCCGGTCTTGTATCCCGGCGATGTTGTATGGATCCGCGGCTATCGTTACGTAGTGTAAGTCTTGATCTGTCCGAGTTTTGTCTATGTATTCAAAAACCTGTACCGTGTCGATATTCTCACCACCTGCGCCGGAACATAAAAAAAGCTCTGTATCAAGATAATCTCGATAACAAAACTTATCTGACGTTACGTGATCTTGCAATTTCTTTTCCGGCATCCATGACACGCTGTGTATAAACAATCTATATCCGGCCGCGGGGGCATCCTTCTCTACCATCGCCCCTGTTTGATCTACACCGTAATACGTCAGCCAATCTACCGACGTTAAATCTACAGTTTGCGATGCGTCAATTCCTAAGTACCAGTCTTTATATCCCGCTTGTATCAGGTCTTCAAAAGTAGTATCTGTTCCGCAAGCCATCAACTGGTCGTATGTACAAACCTGTTTGTCTTCTGCCGAGTACCAAGTGTTACACTGTTTCGTCACAAACGACTGCAGCGTAAATCCTTTCTTAGCTACCGCTTCCTTCGCTTTCTGCAGATATTTTTTCCGAATGTGGTCTTTAACGGTAAATCCGTCTTGTTCAAACAACAGTACCGGATTCGCTTTGCCCCACAACTTGATATTCGCATAGTCTTTGCTCTGAATGTCCACCGCGTCGGGCTCTGCTAAAAACAAGAAAACATTATCTGGTAAAAGATCTTCGTACAACATCTTTCTCAAAGTCAACCAACTTTTATGATTGTCTCCGCCGATTTCAAACTGTGCTGTGGACATCGCGACAAGTAACGCATCTTTAAAATGTGCTTGCCCGTCTTGTATTGTCTTAGTGATGATTTCATCACAGAGCATTTCTTCATCGATAACAGCTACTTTGTTCGTGTACCCATCCAATGAGTTCTTCGCGCTTCCGCCCGTCCGAAACATTTCTAAATAGTTCCCGGTGTTCTTGTGCTTTGCCCAGCACGCTGTCTTGTTTACATTGTCAAAAACCTCCTTCAAGCGGCGATCATTATCAATAAATTTACAAAATTCTTTAAAGCAAATAGTCGCATTCTGCCCTTTGCACGACGCGAGAACAATCAATTCATTCCGGAATTTACTCATTCCCATTAAATAGTGCAGTACGGCGGACAATAGAAAGCTTTTCCCGTTACGGCGCGCCATATACAGTTTCGCCGTATTAACCAAATATCGGCCATCAGGATATCTCAGCCCGAAGATCCCGCACATAATAAACTTTTGAACAGGGTACAGACTCAAGCGTTTAGCTTTACCGTCTTCGTCTACATAAATCAGTAAATTTATAAACTGGAACATCCTGCGCATTGCGTTAAATGCGAATTTGTATTTTCCCGAATTGTACAGATCCAGAAACCGCTTAAAACACCGATATTCCGACTCTCCTACCAGTTCATTATCTGCCCGTTTTACCAGAGCTTTGTAATAGTCTCCAATAAATTCGTTAAGTTCTGCCGGTACTTTCAGCAGCTTAATTTCATCTTCAACCATCGCCAAACCTCTTTTCAAATTCCGCTATACCATCGGCTATCCTATGTAGCGCATACTCTTTTTTCACCCCACCAGCTCTATACAATGCGTGTATTTCTCCGTGGCTTTTTTCAGACACAGTAATCAGATTATCCAAAGTAAACAGTAAATCCGGTCTTTCATCCCGCTCTTTGATGTGATGGATAATCGGATTATTTAACCGCTGTAAAACGCCGATTCCGAGCAACCAAATATCATAATCCATGTATTTTATACGCACGTTTTTGCGACATTTCTGCCACAAACGGGACGCATATACTTTTTTTGCAGTGTTCTCAGTTTGATATTTTTTAGCAAATTTGCGTGTACACACAGGGCATCTGTACCCGTCGTAGAGCTGATGACATGTATTGCAGCGTTTAAAAATCGCCATCTTTTTGTGATTCGGTCAACATGCGCGTAAATGGATTCCCGTTATCGGCCTCTTCATCCTTTATTTTGTCGAACTTCAGCGCCTTATAAATCCCCAGTGCCGTTTTATTAAACTGTTCATACCGCCGCAGATGCGCCTCAACATTAGCCGCATCCATTTTGTCTAAGTTAGCAGTTAATTCCTGAGATATTTCTTCGGCTAAAACAGTAAACCGGCAATACTGCATAATGAGATTTTCATTAACTTTGTTGATCGTGTCGCACCTGTGCTGCAGTGTCCAGATGTAGTTATTTAGTTTTTTAATCGCCCTGTTTCGTGCCGTGTTTGTCATTTGGTATACACCTGTCTATTAAAATACATCTGTTGAGAAAAATTAAAAAGGACCCGCCGAATTGCGGTCCCGGCCTGTGAAATTCTGGAACATACCCCCATTGTTCACCTCTTGAAACATTAAAAGAGTAAACAAAAAGCACATGCCGGGGAGTGACATGTGCTTTTTGCGGAAAGGAGGTTCATCCTTAAATTTCCCTTTACCATAATAACACGTCTTATAGTGAAATATAATGAAATTTAGTGAAATCCTCCTCTAAATTTTTCAAAGCTTGGCCGTGCAGCTGATAAATCCTTCGAATTGTATAATTCATATCCACGGCTATCTGCTCCCATGTCTGAATCAATATGTAATACCGATACAGTACGCATCTGCTACTCTCGTCATCTACCTTGTCAATCAGTGCTTTAGCCTGATCTCGTTTATCGATCAACTCGTCCCATGCGGCATTTACTTTTTCAATTTGTGAATCCAGTTTGTCGACAATCTCATCAAGAGTAGCTAAGTGATTCGACTGTATTCTATCGCCAAGTTTCGGACTGGAGATGTTATACGCTCTGCGCCTCAAATCTTCTAATTCCTGCTCGTATGCGCGTAGAAGATTATCTTGCTCTCGGACTGACCGTAAAAACTCTTTAACCGTCATTTCTCCTCCTGCCTGCCGTTACGCACAATGCTACAGTTACGACGCCAACGATAGCGCCAATCCACGCACCGATTACGAAAATCAAAATCTCTGTCATTTCTCGTCAGTCCTTTCTAACAGATGCTCAATATACCATCGTGCTTTTTTCAAGTCTTCTGTTCCGTTCTTCTGCTTCCATCGCCACAAGTATTTAATTGCATTCGCTGTACACACAGCTTCGATACCGCTTAAATCACCTGTCGCCACTTCAATTGCGTCAATACATTCTACCCGGCCTTTATTGTAATGTGCCGGCCTGTTTACCATGTCCGCGCTATTCATCGCACACCTCAATGACCAAATTACCATCCCCGTTTGTCACTGCCATAACCTCAAAATCCACAAGCCAGTACGGGATTTTTTCACATTGGCCTTCAAATAACACTTTGTACGTTCGACCGTATAGCCCCCTGCTTTCTCTGATAACTCGTGTTGTGCTAACATCCGGAATGAATTTCAATAACTTCTTTAATTTCATTTTCTACCATCCTTTTCGACTAATAATTTAACCGCGTTCATCATGGCTTCCTGCCCATTTTCTTTTCGTTTCAATGCTTGCATAACCAGTTCATCTACCGTACCTTTCGCGACTAAATGATGTATGATAACCGGCTCTTTCTGTCCTTGTCGTTCAAGTCTTGCGTTTGCCTGCTGATACTGTTCTAAGCTCCATGTCAGCCCAAACCATACTATGATATGTCCGCCAGCTTGCAAGTTTAGGCCATACCCCGCGCTTGCCGGGTGCGCTATGAGTAGTTTTATCTTTCCTGCGTTCCAAGCCTTTATATCGACCGAATTTTGCAATTCTCGCGCATTCGGAAAGGCTTCTTTAATCCGATCCTTGTCATGCTTGAAATTGTAAAAGACTAAAATCGGATTTCCGTCATTTGCTTCTATAATTTCTTTTAGCGCTGTGATTTTCGCGTCATGAACCGATATAACTTTTTTATCGCCATCGTACACAGCTCCGTTCGCCAGCTGCAGCAATTTATTACTGACCGCTGCTGCCGATAAAGCTGTTATCTCCTCACCTTGCAGTTCAGTTACGTACTCCCGCTCAAGTTCCCGGTATGCTTTTTGTGATTTTTCATCAAGCACCACAGGAACAGTAACCGGCGGAAGTTTATCCGGCATCAGACGATAATCTTCGACTTTCAAGCTGATGCAGATGTCCGATATCTTGTCATAGATTTCTTTTTCGGCCTCCAGACTTCTTATCCGGTAGCTGTAAACAACGGGACCGTTCTGCTTATCCGGCACAAAATAATTGTTCCGGTATTCTGTCAGCGTTCTTCCCAGCCGTTTACCGCCATCAAGCAGGTACAACTGCGCCCACAGGTCTATTAATCCGTTTGGCCTCGGTGTACCTGTCAGCAAAACGATTTTTTTGAAGCACGTCCTGACCTTTCGCAGCGCTTTCCACCGTTTCGTGCTTGCATCTTTGAAACTTGTACTCTCGTCAATGACAAGCATGTCGAAATCGGGTTTATATTTCATGTGTTCAAGCAGCCACACGACGTTCTCGCGGTTAATGATGTAAACATCCGCTTTTCTTGCCAGCGCTTGTAGTCTCTGTGCCTGCGTTCCCAGAATTGTCGAAAACGTAAGACTCTTAAAGCAATCCCATTTCACCGCCTCGTCCTGCCAAGTAGCTTCGGCTACTTTCTTCGGCGCTACAATCAAGACCTTGTTAATAGACATCTCATCAAACATTGCTTGAAATATAGCGGATAACGTCGTCGACGTCTTCCCGAGGCCCATTCCGAGATAAACGCCAGTACCTTGATTTTTCAAGATATGTTCAATCACAGCTTCTTGATACTTGTGTGGTATATACTTCATCGTGCCAGCCTCCGGATAAAGTTTTCTGCAGATTCCGGATTATCAATCACGCACACTATACAGCCCAGCTGGTACAACCTGCGGAGAACATTTCTCTGCAGCCGTCTCGGCTTTTTTCCCGGTGCTTTCAACTCCGCGAACCCGATTTTCCCGCCGGGAAGAATGACAATTCTGTCCGGCACTCCCGACATCCCCGGACTCGTGAACTTGATGCACATTCCGCCGCAAGCCTGCGTCGCTGATATTAGATGTTTTTCTACTGCACATTCTTTCATTTTTCACTCCTATCTCATCTGTCAACAAGTCAACAGATTTTCTCCCGCGCGTATACGCATACAGAATAGAGAATATAATACCTATATATACCCTCTAATATACCTAATTCATATTACTACCATTAATATTTTGTTGACTTGTTGACAACATATATTTTTATCAGTATTTATCGAGTACACCGCTGTCAACAAAGTTGTCAACCAACTTTTTATTTAGTTGACACCTACTAAAAAATTTCGTTGACACCGTTAGGTGCTTTTTCGATATTTTTCTCATCTTTGCCGACGCGAATATATGCTCTTTGCCTCCCGTATAAATTCCCAAATCTTACAGTACTTACGAACTTCCAACCATCGATTTGCTGCATGATAGCGTTGATTTCGCGCGCCTCTGAGTTTCTAAAGTTTACACGGTTACCTTTAAACACTTCGCACCAGATCTCCAATGCACAAACTCGATCACGCTTTACCGCGTTTTCCGGCGGGTTGTCCGAATCGTAATTGTCGAGATAATCTCGCCTGTCGTAGATATCCAAAGCTTGCCAATTCCGCGGTAGAAGTGTGTTCAAATACTCAAGCACCAGTCCTTTTTTCTCACTTCCTTCTGTAGATAGCTCTTGCAGTGTACGCGCTACTTCTGTAGATGCTTCGGAGATTTCAAGATCATTATCTTTTTGATACGTTTGAAAAACTTCTGCCCATATCAGGTCAATAAAATCATTTGTCAGCTTTTTCAAAATCCTTCTGCTCCTGCCGGTACAAAACACAGGGAGAAAACGACGTCCGCCGGTCCGATCCTTGAGAAAAACGCGATCGTTCGTTGTTGCAGCAAAAACACACTGCCTCGGAAAATCTTCCATGCGCCGGCCATATGCAGGTCTAAACCGATCTATACGCCTGCTCAAAAAGGCCTTAATGCTGTCGTTCTCTGCTTTAGTTACCGCTTTCATTTCGTCGAGTTCAACGATCCAGCTGCCGCGGAGCTGCTCCATAGCATCCTTCGTTTGAATATCAGTAATACTGCTGTTGTACCACCGTCTGCCCAGCGCGTTTAAAAGAGTACCTTTGCCGATACCTTGCGGTCCGCTAAGCACTACGCAGCAGTCATACTTGATCCCGGGATGCATTACACGGGCCACAGCGGCCTTAAGCCATGTCAGCGTAACATCTTTCACGTATTGCGAATTTTTGGCGCCTAAGAAGTCAATAAACAGCGTTTCTGCACGTTTGACGCCGTCCCACTTCAGTGCCTTTAGATACTCTCGTACCGGATGATACGCATTATCGTGAATGACCTGTGTAAGAGCATCATCAACAACTTGTCGCGCAGATAAGTCGTAGATTTCAGACAGATAGTTGCGCAGACCTGCGTCGTCTTTATCTTGCCAGGGTTCTCCAGTATTATCGTCTTTACGCCACGGTAAACGCTTGCGGATCATTGCTCGGTGGCTAAAAAGGTCAAAGCCCACGCATTTTTTCAGCTGCGGATCGTTCTCGAGAATAGCAATAAAATTCCCCGCCACCGGAAGTATCGGCGCATTCTTCCCGGATCCTCTTGTCAGCTCACTCATCCAGTCCATATTAGCGTCGTCGGCATTAAATCCGGACTCTTTGAAACTCTTCTTGATATCTTCCGCCTGTTCGGCGCTTATTATGCGTCTTGTCGCTTCGTCTTCCCCTGCCAGCTTCACCATTGCTGTATACGATGGCAGCTTGTTCGGCGGGGTACTTTCCGATGCATCCGCGTCAAGCGCTCCGAACTTGTGAAGCCGGACAAGATCAAAAGCATTACAGAGCTTACCGCCGGCGGGGTCTGTCGAATGGTGTGAATAAGCGAACTTGTCATCGTACACGACAAGCCCCGCGCTTGTGCTGCCTTTCGTGTATGTGTACCGCCCTTCCACCGCACAGGCCGCGTAGTCGTCGCTAAGAAATGTCTCTATAGCGTCTTCGATCGTGTGCGCCCGGCAGAACGCGCCGATAAGCCCCGGCTTAGTCAGCGGGTCTCCTTGCTTTTTCGCCGCTGATACCGCGATACTTGCTTCTTTTTTCGAAGTCGGCCAAAGCGACGTATCATGCCAGTCTTCGTACCTGTTCAGTACGTCATCGGCATTAAGAATCGGTGCGTCGTTGTATCTGAAGATGAACTCCCCGTCCTGCGGCTTACTTGGCCAGTACATGAGACGTTCCGGCTCATATGTCGTAGAGTCCATCGCTTCAATGCTGATGTCTTTTGCTAAAAGCCTTGCAATAGCTTTGTACTCATCCGCCGTTACGGGTCTGTCAAGCGGGATAAGCACGCGGTAGCGCGGAGCAGCAGCGGTGTGGCTGTGCGTTGTGTACAGCCCCCACGCTACGTTGCCCATCCCGATATCTAAATCGGTCAGGAAGTCGTCATCGGGACTGTCGGCGTCCAGACAAACAATCTGCCTGTATTCGACATTTTGCTTGAGCCGCTGGCCGCCTTTGAGATATCCGCAGATAAAGCCGCCGATATCTTTACGATTATCTCTGTCCGATTTCTTCATCGTTTTATACTCTGCGACGGTTTCGCCTGTCACAGTCGGCTTAGACAATCTTTCAAGCAGGTGCGCCCACGTCGTTTTCGTGTGTTTCCATTTTTTAGCGAAGCGCTGCGGCGCTGTCGCTATCGTAAATTCAATATCATACTGCAGCTGCAACGCCGGTCACCTCTCTTTCTGTCTGAACATCATTTGTTTCTATTGTTAATTTTCTTGACTTCGCCCACGCCAGCAAGGCGCGGTTGAGTTCTGTGTCTTCCCGGACAGGCTGGTTATTGACCAGTTTTGCCTGCGCCACCGTACCCTTTCTGATCTCGATACAGATGACAGGCTTTCGGTTTTTGAAAGCGGCAACAATGCGTACTTTGTCAGATAAAACACGGTCGCGGTAGGTGCCGACGCAGTTGTGCATAGCGCGTCCTAAATTTGCCAATTGTTCGGTATCCGGCGGCAGGCTGAAGATTAGATCTCCAACTTTGCCCGTCAGCGGGAAATCTCGCAGAGACTTGTATTTGATACGAACGTTCGCGTGCTGCTGCTTGTCTACTAAGCGCGTAAGGTAGTCGTGAATATCACGGCTGCGGATTTTTGCCCGGATGAATTTCCACTTGTTCTGCGGAGTCAAGAGCCCCCACATATGCCCGCAGTCTCGTACGATGTAATCATTCTCGCGCTCTATAAGCCTAACTGCGGCCGCTTCACCTCGCGTATGCTTAACTATCCGTAAAGAGCGGAGATAGCTGTCTAAGCTGTGGTAGAAACCGATATCGTATCGTTTCTGCAGAAGTGCATCTAAGAGTTTGTATCTGTTGTCTATCTCATGTAAAATCGGCCACGCCGTCCGGATTATATTTAAAAAATTAATTGGGCATTTAACCAGTCTGGCATTCAGCCCAGGCATGTCCGGGAAACGGTAAATTTCACGCGCAGTCTGCAGATATGGCTTTCGTTCGTCAAACAAGCGCATTACCGGGTCATCTGCATATGGACACATCCTGATTTCTTCCGTTGTCAGGTTTCTTGCGTCAGGATAGTGCAGGCGCCAAGCGAGATTTGAAAAGCAGTAGTCAAAAACGCTGTGACCGTCCTGCAAGCTGGTCGGCGTATACGCGGATTTAACAGTATATCCAGCAACATCAGACAGCTTTTGATTAAAACATCTGACAACATCTTTGAAAAAGCTGTTTATCAGGTTTCTTTCTGTGTGATGAATATTACTTTCCGCGTTCAGGTAGCGAAAAACAGTATCTTTCATGCAAAACTTCGTTTTATCGCTTGCTATCCTGTTCAATGCCCATAAAGTCCGCGTAAGTACCGCGCGCCCGCGGGCGCCGTGTTCTATGTAAACCGCTTCCCGGCTTTTGAAATCAAAGCGCAGAGTGTGTTTTTTGACAGTATGCACGGACACGTCAATCGGCGACTCAATATCTACATTCAATGTTTCCGCGCAGACGTCCAGATAATTTTTGTATTCTTTCGCTTCCAGCTCGATACGGTACGGCACGAGTATGCGTTTACGCCCGGATTCGGACAAGTCAAGCCACGGAGTGTCATATGTGCCTTTCCATAAGCGTTTCCCGCATTTCGGGCATGTATATGCAGATCCCTCGTCACTAAGGCCGCGTATGCTGCGCTGAAAGCGCCAGCGGCAGTGAAAGGCGTGCCCACAGGCAGTGTGTACCTGCAGGCATTCTTGATCACAATACTGCGCACCCGGGATTAACTCTCCGTTGTTGTAAAACGCGCGTACGACTTCGAATAACCGATTATTTCGGTATTGACTAATAATTCTCATAATCCGCCTCAGAACAGGTCATCTAAATCATCTGCCGCAGTAGCCGGCGGACAAGGTTCGACAACAGGTTCTTCTTTCTTTTTAGCCGGAGCTCGTCTACGCTTCGGTTTTTCTTCTTTCTTTACTTCTTCTTTCTTTGGTTCTGTCGCTTCGATAGCTTCAATAAGGGTTTGCGACGCTTCTAAGCAGTCTTCACAATACGCTTTTGCTTTTTCTATCTGTTCGCGCTTTTCTTCCAATGCTTCAGCGTCAAGTGTTTCGGCCCACTTATTAAGTACTTCAATTCCATCTTTCGCGATTTTGATCTGCTGTTCCATTTGTATTTTGTTCATTTTTTAGTCTCCTTTTTTATTTAAAATGATCCGAGATGATTTGTACGGCACATAAAACGGACTTCTCGGTCACCGTCATACGCGGTGATGCTCAACCTTAATTTATTTAAAAATTTAGACGCTGTACCGCGAGGCACGTAGTACTTTTTAGATCCGGCAATATTAAGGCATATGCACGGAAACTCCGGGTGCTGTTTAGCATACAGCGTTATGTATTTTGCTAAAGCTCCGTAGCATTCATCGTGCGATAGCTTCACAACACTTACATACTCACTCGGCACATTGTCCTGTTTATAACGATTAATGATCTGTATTCGATTTTTTCCGTAAATATTACGTACGGGGACATCAACTGTCTTCAAGCTAATACCTCCTAATCTTTCATATAATACGAGCCTTCAAAACCGTCCGCGGTTTTGATCAGTCCAGCTTCCCACGGCTCATTTTTCGACATAATCTCTGTAACTTCGGCAAGGCTTCCTTCGCCGTCCGGCACTTCCATCACGACTTCATCGTGTATGTGCATGATGATTTTGTACCTGGCTTCTGTGAGTCGCAGCATAGCCGCAGCTAAGCAGTCACGGGCAACAGCCTGCACGATGTTTTCAACAAGTTTGCCGCCGTAGGTCTCTAATTTGCCCCACTTCCGGCTGCCCTGTTCGATACCGCGGTATAAGATAGATTCCCCGCCGAAGCGGTTTTCGCCGATCTCCGGCTTGATATACACAAGATGTCTGCCGGACGGCAGTTCGATAAACAGCGCACCCTGTTTTCGGCAGAAAGCAAGATGCCCCTGTTTGATTTTGACCGTGCTGCCTGTTTTGATTGCTTTTTTAGCAGCGCTGTCTACATCCCACCAGAATTTAGTAATCGCAGGTGACGCCGCGCGCCATTTCGTTACAATGTCTTGCAGTTCGTCATCGGAAAGCCCCATCTTGTCAGCGCCCATCTGCTTTAGCGCGCCGACGGAGCCGCCGTAACCAAGCGCCAATTCGGCAATCTTGCCTTTTTGCCGCAGATGTCCATTTTCGCCGTGCTTGACGACAGGGACGCCGAACATCGCCGAAGCAGAAGCGCAGTAGATGTCGCCGCCTTCGGCAAAGACATTCTGCCGCCACTTCTCCCCGGCGAGCCATGCAATGACACGCGCCTCGATGGCCGAGAAGTCGTCAACGATGAATCGGCAGCCGGGCTTTGCGGTAATTGCCGTCCGGACAAGCTGCGATAGAGTATCCGGTACATTGTCATAACAGAGTTCCAGCATTTCTAAATCGCCGTTTTTGACAAAAGCCCGGGCGGTATCAAGCTCCTGCGCGTTCATACTGTTCCGCGGCAGATTGTGCAGCTGCACGATACGTCCAGCCCAGCGTCCGGTGCGCATCGCGCCGTAGAACTGGAACATGCCGTGCACCCGGCCGTCTGATGTCATCGCTTTCAGCATCGCTTCATACTTCTTGATTGACGTTTTGCCGAGCAGCTGCCGCAGCTTGAGCATGACACGCACATCGTCCGGAATGTCTTTTTTCAAGAGTTCAGCAATCGCTTTTTTGTCTATTGATTCGACGGTCTCACCAAGCCGGTTTTCTATCCATGCGGTAAGCTGCAGTGGGCTGTTCGGATTTTCAAGTCCGGTAAGCTCCTTTGCTTTTGCCAGCAGTTTTGCTTTGTGTTCTTTGTTTATGCGGATAGCGTTTTCGACAAGTTTTGCGTTGACACGGGCGCCGCGGCTGTTAATCTCCTGATCCATAAGCCAATATCGGTATTCCAGCTCCGGCGGTTTCAAAGATAATAGTTTCTGACGTATGGCCTTTTCGACAACAACGTCCTGCCGATTATACTCGATATATTGCGCCCACGCTTCCGGGTTGTGTTCCGGTAAATTTCTTGTTCTGCCGCCGTTTGCTTTCGTCGGCTTACAGGGCTTAGAAAAGTAGTTGATTAGTGCCTTGCCCCGCGTGTCTTTCTGCTTATCCGCGCCGAGGTGCAGTACGGCAGCTACGTCAGCAAGTTTCGTCGGCAGTGAATTGTACAGCGCCAGTACGCTTGTACACTCCCACTGCTCCGCGGGCAATTCTGGATACAGCTTTTTGAAGCAGGTAATTTCAAAGTTTGCGTTGAACGCTGTCTTCGTGATGCTGCTATCGAAAAGAGCCTGTGCAATTCGCACAGGCATCTCCTCTCTGGTAAGATCTACTACCTGCACTGGTTCGTCATCGAAACTGTATCCGAGCAACAAGATTTCAAAGTTCGGCGAGTCTACATATTTATAGACTCCGTACTTGATGTCGTTGTCACTGTACGTCTCCAAATCGATTGCCAGTGTAGCCATAATTCCTACTCCTTAAAAAATATCATCATTATCGTCATCTTTGGCGTCAGCGCCTAAGAGATCATCGTCGAAGTCTCCGGCAGATACACTGCCGCCGGACAGCGGCGTGCCGTCTTTAATCTTCTTCAGGCCGCTCAAGCTGACTCCTACGCCGCGGTTGCCGCCCTGATTGTACACAAACAGGTACAGAACAGCCTGACAGTAGCAGCCGCTGTAGACTTCCGATTTATCGAAAGTTTCTTCACCGTCGGGACCGAGGATCTTCGGCGGATAGTCTTCCGTTGCTTTTGCATTCAGGAAATAGTGCCCTGCGTAGTTGTCATCGCCTTCACGTTCGGTGTCGCCGTCACGAAGCGGCAGGTCGATATCTTTACCACGCGTGCCGAGGATCTTTTTAGCTTCTTCGTCGTTAATAAGCTCTTTGATTTTCGCTTTCAGACGTGAGATTGTCTTCGTGTCGCTTTTCTTGATCAGCAGGCTCGCCGAGTAGCGTATGCGGCCGCTAAGATCTTCTTTCGGCGCCCAGATGTTCGCATATGATAACCTAACCAAACCGGTAACAAATTTAATGCTTTTCATTGTGTTTTCTCCTATTCTTTATAAAAGACTTTCGTCAAAATCATTTTTAATGTTTTGCAGTTCTAACGCCTGCCGCTTGTCATCCGCAGAGACCAGCGTCGGTTTGCCCGGCGGTTTCTCAATCACCCCTGACATTAACTCGCCGAACATCTTTTTTCCGCAGAGCTTTTCCAAGTCGGTAATCGACCGCAGTGCCTGCGGCTTGTAAATTTCTTCGGCGCCAAAGCCGGCGTTCAAAAGATTGTTCGCTGCTATGGCATCATCGGTAATCTTCCGGTTGCTGCGGCCCTCGACAAGTTTCATTCCTGGCCAGTCGTAGCCGTCAAGCGCTTTTCCCAGCGCGTAGGCTTCCAGACCGTCCAGCCAAGTTTTGATACCTTTAGCGCGAAGCAAGATGTCGGAAATTTCAAAGTCTTCCAGCTCTGCCGTCTGCAGATCTTCTTTAACGTTTTTCAGTTCGTATTCTGCATGTGTTCGGCAAGTGTTCCTTGCTTTACAGAATCGACAGTGGCTGCCTGCGCAGAACTCGCCTTCGCCTTTAAACGCGATTTTTGCTTTCTTTTTGACTTCCGCACCCCACACAAGCAAGTCTTTCACAGAAATGGTTTCAGTCGAAACGCTGTCAAGCCGTGGCTGCACAATCGTCATCCTGACCTCATCGGCTCCGTACAGATAGCCGAACGCTTCGTACATCCCGAGTGCGTACAGCCGCATTTGGCTGTTGTTGACAGCGGAGACCGGGACACCTTTGCCGTACTTGAGATCGACGATTTCAAAGTACTTGTCCGACACCATTACCATGTCGCCGGTGCCGAAACCTTCCGGCACCCAGCGGGAGAAGTCCAGCCGCTGTTCAACTTTGATCTGCGCATCCGAAGAAGCAATTCTCGCTTCGTTGATCTTTTCAACGCAGATGTTGACGTAAGATTGTACAGCCTCCTGCATTTCTGCGTTGTCTTTTATTGCAACAGTAGTCTTGCCTGTCTTCAGAAACAGATTCAGAAAGCGTTCGGCGTAAGCGTGTGCCTGTGTGCCCTCTTCCGCGTAGGAGCTCGACGTGTCCGGAAACTTCCGCTCCAGCCTCGCCGACGGCGTGCAGTGCAACCATCGGGAGCTGGCCGATGCGCTTAAAACTGCATGCACCATCAGATTTGCACCATCGCTTTAAATTCAGGTAAATCAGCCGGATTGAGCTCAGTTACTTTAGCAAGTCCCTTATCTTTCAAGAACTGCTTAATCCGTTCTTTGCCGTCAGCTACTTTATGTGTATATTCTGCACAAAGCGTACGCAGTTCGGTCTTCTGATCTTCCGTCAGTTCGGCCGCCACAGCTGTTTTCGGTTCTTCTTTTACAGGCTCTGCTTTCTTCGCCTTAGGTACTTTGACCTCTTTAATCTGCGGTGCTGCAACCGTAACGTTTTCCGGTGTAACTGTTACTGTGCTTTTAACCGGCTCATTTAAGAGGCCTTTCAACTGTGCTTTCAGTTCTGCTACGTCTGTTACGTCGATTTCAATTCTGATCATTTTATTATCTCCTTTACGTGTGTTATAATAATTTAGAGTATTTTTGTTTTTGCCGTTCGACTGTTCCAGCAGCCGGACGGTTTTTTACATGTGCCGACAATCAATTTGCATCACCACCTTTCATTTTTTCTGCCGTATCGGTGCTATCATCCCGGCAAGTTCTCCGTTTTCGTAGATGTAAAAAGGGGATATCTCAGCCTTCGGATTTACTTTAATTTCGGCATCCTTGTCAAAATACTCGAGAAATGTTTCGCAGATAAAATGTGCATAGTCCTCTCCGTTTGCCGTTTTTAGCAGACAGGCTTTAGTCTTTTTGTTTATGATCGTATCGGTAGGGAACACGGTGCTGAGCTCGCTTTTTGGAAGCAGATAACCTACACCGTCTAAGCGCACCCATGTTCTTAGAGCAAATATGTTTTTGTCCTTCGGCAGAAAACATAAGCAAGAATTGTTGATGAACAAACCGTCTTTCCCGCCATCCTCGCCGATATGCATGGGTAGCGGCTGTCCTTTTAAGAGTGTTTTGATCGCCTGCGAATATATCTTTTTATAATTCATCTCTTGATATAAACCTCCTTGTACTGCCTTCCGAATTGAATAGCGTCTTCGTAGCTTTCCATGAAAATATCTATGCAGCCATCAATTCCACAGCGGTCGTTTACGATGTATTCCACGCCGTCAATAACGACGACTGTACCGAACGGCAGGAAATTACATGCCGCCCCGCCGACGTGGACAGTTTCGCCAGTTGCGGTGATAGTTCCGCAGTCATACGGTGTATAAGCGCTGCACTCGGCAATAAGCCATTCCGCATGCGCCGCGAAGGGCGCTAACAATGTGAATAAAATAGTTAATAGTCTTCTCCGCATTCACACATCTCCTCTCTGTAATTCATGTCTTCAACAGCGACCGTTAATGTCTCTAAGTGATTAGCTAACGTTTCAAAGAAATCCATAGCTGCAATCACTTTTTCTTTCTGATCACTAGACATGCTGTGTTCGAAGTTTTTAAGATATCCGCATAGTATGAACTCCCCGCTACGGGCCACTTGTGCCACCATATTTACATCTTCGGTATCGACATCTCCCCTACATGCCATTTTTACTTCATCTCCTTTACTTTTAAAAACCTTGACTGTCTAAATCTGACTTTATTCCGCGGATAATGCATTCGATTTCGTGCTCCATGAGTGATGATGCATTCTCTTTGCAGATCTCCAGTGCGGCCAGAACTAAATCCCAATCATCTTTGACAAGTGTCACACTAAATGGTCTGTCATCCATTTCTCGCCTCCTCAACTCTTACAATGACTAGCGTCCCCGGCTGCAGATTGCCCACGTCCCGGATCCTGTTGTCCTTTTTCGCCTGCCAGACAAGCCTGCGCAGGTCTTCTTTATCCGTCGCTATTTCTCCGCAAATTGTCCATAGGGTATCTCCCGGTCTTACCTCCCGGCGGTACTCGACAATCTTTGTCTCCGGGAAAAACCTGTTGTAGATGTTATCCGCGTCCACCGCGGCGCCGGCTAAGAAGACAACCGTTATGAAAGCCGTTAGAAATTTAATCATGATAGAGCCTCAATAACCGATATAATCATTGATATAAAAA